CCAACATGCTCGTATACGGCCCAAGCGGACAGGGCAAGACAACGCTCATCAGCTTTGCTCCCAACGCTACCTTCCTCAGCACAGAGAATCCTGTATCTGCTAAGCTAGCTGGCAGCAAAGCTAAGCTGATGCGGACTCGTACCTGGGGCGAGGTTCGCGGCGCTATCGCGAAGGCAGACCGGACACTAGGACCGGACGAATGGTTGCTAGTGGATAGTATCACCAAGATGCAGAGACTTCATATCCGGTCCCTGCTTGAGCAGCAACATGAGATGAACAGCAACAGGGACCTGGACATACCAGCCCTACAAGATCATCAGAAGTGGCAGAATCAATTCATGCGATTCATCGACCACCTCTATGATGCACCATATAACGTCATCATCGCTGCGACCGCTATGGTTCGTGAAGACAGCAATGGTGATGATGAGTACCTGCCTGAGCTAATCGGCGGGAAAGCATGGTGGTCCATAGCCCGCTACCTCTGCGCCCAAGCCGACGTGGTACTGTACTACGGAATAAGCAAAGAGGTAGACAGTAATAGCGACCCGCTGCGGTATGCGCTCGCGCAGCCCCGGCCACCCTACACCGCGAAGGATCGGTTCAGCGCTCTGGGAAAGGGACAGTTTGTAGGTCACCAGGAGTACGGCGCTATGGCTGAGTGGATCGACATGATAGAGGGGGCCAAGGAAGATGCCGCCTCGTAAGACTACCAAGAAGGAATTGCTAACGGTCGCCCCGGTCGATGGGATGATCATGTCCAACTTCCTTCGTCACTGCAAGGACAGACATCCGCTGATGCGGTTCCTGTCGAAAGGAGAGCACGAAGCCGACCACCGTCTGCACCAGAAGACTCTGGAGCATGTTCACACCAATCAAATAGAACAGGAGCACGAGAGTGCCGAAGATGGACTTTGATTTCGACGCCGATGAACTGGACGATGCAGAGTTTGATGACTCTGAGCGCCAGGCTCGGTATGAGGGGGAGATTCCCCCAGAGGGAACTATTCTCAGAGGTTACGTTAGCAAGATGTGGGCGACCGAGACGCAGGGTGGCGACCACATGCTCAAGGCCCTGTGGGTTGCCGATGAGAACGAGGGCGACCTGGAGGAATACAACGGCCTGGCGGTCTGGGAGAACCTGGTCATGACGACGGCCGCCAAGTTCAAGTGGGCGCCGTTCTTCTCCTTGTTCGACATCAAGGTGTCCGATGTCAAAAACAAGACCAAGATCGAGAATGAGGATGACAACGTCGGCGCACCGATCATCTCGATTGGTTCATGGGAAGTCGGCAGCGACGAAGCCTGGTGCAGGATTGTGATCCATCGCCGTAGGTGGCAGGGGAACTGGCAGGCCGAAGCTCAGAAGTTCCTCCCGTACGAGGACCCTGAAGAGGAAGAGGAGCCTGAAGAGGAAGAGGAGCCTGAAGAGGAAGAGGCACCCCCGGCCCGCTCTACGACGCGATCATCAAAGCCCTCCGGGACGAAGTCGGCAACCCCGGCACGTTCATCTGCATCAAAGCGCCGCGCTCCTGAGCCGGAGCCGGAAGAGGAGGATGCAGAAGAGGACACAGAGCCGGAAGAGGAGCCGGAAGAGGAGCCTACCCCGGCCCGGTCCCGGTCGGCCCGTCCCGCGCAGCGCTCGGCCCGTCCCGCCCCGGCTAAGGCGGCCCCCGCGCGGGGTCGTCGCGCTAAGGTCGATGACGATCCTCCATTCTAGTTAGACCCCGGCCGGGCGGTGCCTGCTAACAGGTTCCCGCCCGGCCGGTTCCAAGGAGAGAGATGAAGGTCATAGTTATCGGCTGCGGACCTGCCGGACTGGCCGCCGCGCACGCAGCTGTCGGCCTCGGGTGCGATGTCAAGATACTTGCGCCCAAGCTGAAGACTCCCCAGCGCGGACCCCTGCTTATCCAGAGACCTATTCCTGGTATTAACCGGGATCACCCTGACGGGACGGTCCATCAGGTAGTCATAGGGGGTAGCATACTTGACTACAGATACCGGCTATACGGTGACATCAACATCGGGATCAACGGCAATATTCTTCAGCCGCAGTACCATGCTTGGAATCATCGTGACTCTTACGATAGACTCTGGGCGCTGTATAATGATCTCATTGTTGATCGTACCGTACTTCCCTCTGAGCTCAGAGTCATGCACAGAGCAGCCGACCTTGTCGTCAGTACCGCTAACGCCAAAAGGCTTTGCCAGCATCGCGGCGATTCGCCTCATGAATTTCAATCCGCTTATGTAATGACGATCAATGAGGCTATGTATCCCAACCAGCCTCAGAACACGATCATATTCAACGCTGGTAACAGATACCCGTGGGTCCGTTCCTCGCGAATCTTCGGCGCACAGGTTACAGAGTTTACGACTGCGCACCGGATACCGGGTGGTCGTCTGATAGAGAAGCCGATCAGCACCAACTGTAACTGCTATCCGCATGTCCTGCGTACCGGCCGATTCGGCGCATGGAAGAATGAGACATGGGTGGACACAGCTTACTGGGACACCTACTCTATGTTGACTAGCATCGAGCGCGCCGAGGAACTGAGAGGAATAAATGAAGAGGGTATACCTGGCAGCCAAGTACAGTTCGAACAAACAGATGAGGGAGTACCGGCAGACGCTAATACAGTATGACATAGCGGTTACCTCGCGCTGGATCGACCAGCACGGGGGTGACCAGTCTGAATCGGCCGGTCCATCCTCCTTGAACATAGCCCCGCACATGTACGTCCGGTTCGCTGCGGCCGACGTTCAGGACATCATGGATGCCGACACCCTGATATTCTTCAGCCAGGGTGACGGACGCGAAAGCAAGGGCGGCCGCCATACTAAGCTAGGCATCGCCATCGGCCTCGGCAAGTCCATTGTTATCATCGGGCCACGCGAGAACGTGTTCCATTGTATCCCGACTATCACCCACTGCTACTCCTGGTTCGAGTTTGAGCGGTGGCTGGCAAAGGAGAGAACAGAAGACGTCTGGCCCTACGGACAAAAGGAACAGTGATGGCCCAAAGTACAGAACATGACCTCAATATGCCCCACAAGATGGATGGGGCAGGGTACATCATAGAGTGCCCGCCTAACTGCCCGATGGCTGCTAAGTCAGCAGAGATAGTTCGCTGGGCCGACCGGGCGATGTACCGGGCCGAGCACGACCCGAGCGTAGCTTTTGGTGAGCCGGTGACACCAACCGTCACCCTAGTCTACATGACTGAGCAGCCGCTCCGGGTCATGTCGGCTGCTTCCGAGCTATACAGGGGCCGGGTCGTACGAGACTGGAGAGACATCGACAAGGACACGGCTGTATCATGGTTCCGTGACATGACCAAGACTCGGCTACAGGCTCCACTGGAATTCATCGACCTACACTTCCTGTTCGAAGGAGTGAGCCGTGCATTCACGCACCAGCTGGTACGACAGAGGACAGCAGTATACGTGCAAGAGTCGCAGAGGTTCGCGGTCAAGGACAACGGAGCCTACGAGGTACTGCTACCACCGAGTCTGGATAATCGCAAGGAAGATGACCCACAAGTCGTCATCTGGCGTAATCACGTCATTCGTACTCAGGATGCCTACATGTCGCTAATAGACAGCGGCATGCCGGCCGAGGAGGCACGCGGCCTGCTCCCGACTAACATCACTACTAAGGTCCATTACAAGACCAACCTGCGTAACCTCGCGGAGCACGCTGGCAATCGGCTCTGCTCACAGGCCCAGTCCGAATGGAAGGAAGTCTGGGCTAGGATGCTGCTGGCTATCCGGGCGTACGGCCCGCTGGAAGAACACTGGCAGCAGAACCTCATAGCATCTCTGTTCAAGCCAATTTGCTACTCAACAGGGAAGTGTGAGTTTCTTGCCGCAACCGACAGACACTGCAACATCCGGGAACGAGTCATGGTCCACCACTCCAGAGGTGAGAGTCCTGTTTTCTGGTCTGACATCGACTCCAGAGAAGCACTCCTACCCGATGCTGCCAGATTGGCGCCAGATGCTTGAGCTAACCGAGGGCGACCAGATCCATCCACAGCTGCTGGAGGCCGCCATGGCGTTCTTCGGCACCATCGAAGTAGACCCAACCCCGGATGCCGTGGAGCAACTTTGCCTGGCGTTCTGGCCGGCTCTCAAAATTATGATCGAGCGTGGCTACAACCCCGAAGGAGCCACCTGGAAAAAGGGCGGGTGGCGCGGCCTGCTCTATGAGATTCGCAAGAAGCTGGAGCGGATGTGGGATCGTTCCTGGCTGGATGATGTGTATGACCGTGACTCGTCCGTTGACATGATCAACTTCGCTGGATTCTATCATAGATGGCGGAACCGTGGACCGGCCTGGGGTGAGTGGGGCGAGCCAGGAAGCCGCGAGAAGAGAGTTGGACCCATAGCAATGGGCGACTACTCGGAACTAGACAAGTGAAGTTCGTCAACCTACATCATCATAGCACATTCAGCTTTGGTGATGGATACGGGACCCCGGCTCAGCACGTCAATCGGGCGGCTGAGCTGGGGTACTCGGCCATAGCTCTAACTGAGCATGGCAACGTCTCCTCCCACTTCCAGTTGGAGAAGGCAGCCCTGAAGAGAGGTATCAAACCTATCTTCGGACTGGAAGCCTACTGCGGCCCGGTGGACATGGAGAACAGGCAACAATTCAAGAATCACCTGACCCTCCTCGCGAAGGACATCGATGGATACCGCAACCTCAACCGAATCGTCACCCAGTCCTACAACGACTTCTACTATGATCCCACAGTCAGCGGACATAGTCTCGCATCTTCGCATACTGGCCTCGTTGCTCTCTCAGGTTGCTCGGGAAGTCTCCTGGCTTGCTCGCTGCTTGGAGGCAAGGGCATCCCTGAACCAGACCCCGGCCCCTATGACTGGTGGACAGCCAGAGACGTCATCAAACGGTTCACCGGACTATTCGGCAGTGATTACTTCCTTGAAGTCCAGCCCTTCCCCGAGCTAGAGCGAACCTGCCTCATGAACAAGGCGTACGAGAAGCTGGCCAAGCGTTTGGATGTGCCGCTGATCGTTACGTGTGATGTCCACTATCCCTACCCGGCCGACGCCGAGATGCAGGCTGTACTCCACGCTGCGAGCCGAGGCAAGAACAGCGTCGAAGAGCAAATGCGAAACTGGAACTATGACGTTCTCCTTACGCTCCCAGACTCTGAGCAGTACCTCATAGACAAGCTAGAGAAATCAGGAATGAGCAACTCGGCCGCATGGGAGTCCGTAGCTAATGCCGAG